TGACCACTTACCTGCGGCCTTTTGGTCGTCCGCAACCAAAGTCTGGGGAAATAACTCATGATAGTGCTCATCATCCAGTAAGTTACGAACCCGCCGTCCAAAGTCTTCAGACAGCGACGCGGTGTGCGTCCCCATGATGATCTTCTTGTTGGGGTAGTTACCTAGAAAGAACGCGGGGAACAGGTAAGACGAGAACTCAGACTTACCCATACGTGGGGCAATGTTGATAATTACTCTCTTCTTCTTGCCTTCAATCACATCTTGGAATATCTTGGCCAGCTTCCTGTGGTGTGGCCCTACCTTGAATCCGGGGTAGACGTATTTGGAAAACTCAATTATGTTTGTACGACCGGCGTTGACGCTGTAGCGTTTCTCGCGTTCCTCCAACATACCCATAAGCTCCACCTTCTCTACCAAACTTAAGGTTGGCAGAGCTTTCTGGATAGCCTGAATCTCAGTTGGATTCAGTGTCAGGTCGTTGAGTTTCATTTATCTCAATGTCTTCTACTACATCAGCGTCTTGTACGCCCATGAACTTGGCCAGCTTGTCTTTAAGCTTGCGGTCAATTTCCTCATCCGTAAGGTCAGTCTTCTTGACTTCAAGCTTATCTGTAAATAAACCCACCTCTGTAACTTTACCCAGTAGTCCTAAGGCTTTAAGGCGTATGTTGGCGTTGGGGGACTGGGTTTCTTCAAAGAGCTTTGCTACGGTGTACCCGCGCAACTCCTTGGCCATCTCCACGAACTCCCAGTCATAGGCAGTCAACATGCCGGTAATGTGGCGCACAGCCTCTGGGGTTTTGAGTTCTAGTAGTTTAAGTTTTTGTTCTGCGTCGCCCACGTTTGTGGTGACAACATTGAAAGCTTCACGGGCGGCAGTAGTTTGCGCTTCCTTACTTATTTTCTCGTCAGCGGTAACGCCGAGTTCTTTAAGCCACTCAGTAGTAGCAACTTGCGCGGACAACAGTTCCCCAGATGACACGTCATCCAGTTCCTTGAAATCTTCCAGACTGGTGATGTCTGGCTCAAATTGCACCAAATGTTCTAACATGCGCGGCCCTTGCAACCTCGATGGCCGGAGTGTATACTATTTCTTAAGTGATGGGAAACTGTTGCTTCTCCTAGACTGCAAAGTCTCTTCAGCCCCCCGATGTGAGTCAGGGGGCTTTTTTTATGGTGCAGTGTCCAAAGTTTGACATAGGTTATTTAGAATTTTTATAAAATTTATGGGGTGTAGTAAATAAGGTTTACTGGAATATTAAGAATGGCTGGGGAATAGTGTTCACGGGACAACGCCGCCTCGCTGCCTATAAGGGGTGGTGGGGGTATGGTGGGGTCTAAGGTACTAGGTTATACCATGTCAAGGGTATAGCACAACTCGTTTGTGCTATAATAGATTTATCGATTGGGATTTCCAGTCGGTCTGTTGCCCCGCCAGTTGCGGGGTTTTTCTTTTGGAGACTTCAATGAAATTAGCAACCGCAATCAACAGCAACACCTATCGGGCAATCGTGCCTACCCTGAAACTCGCAGACATTGAGTCTGCGACTTTGCTAGATACCCTGCTGAGTAATGGTGTAGGCACACGCGCAGAGGCAACGCCCTATGCTGTGTTCTATGTGTCGCAACTGCCCAAGGTCACACGCAAGCCATACATGGGTCAGCGCGGCTGGACATTCGGGCGAGGTGCCTCCGAGGACAAGAGGGTCACTCGTATTCTTGACAACATCTTCAAGGATGTGAACAAGGACACACCCAAGCCTAAGAAGCCCAAGACCAACAGCAAGACTGACAAGGTTGCTCGTTTGGTAACAAGTTTCGGTAAGTTGACCGCCGCTGAGAAGCGCCGCTTCTTGGCTTCTGTCTGATAACTCGCAGACAACTTGTCTGCGAGTTTTTTCCAAGCGGCGTGGATGCCGAGTCCCGCCGCTATTTCTTTTTCTGTCAAACATCTTGGAGTAATCATGCACAGACTCATCAACGCATACCGCAAACTGCCATCGCCATCAAACCGAACCAAACTGCAAAGCTACCTCAACAAGCACATGATGGCGGTGTGCCTTGCAACACCCGAGGACATTGCGTTCCTCAAAGCCCACAACTTCAACATCTAAGGAGAACCCAATGAAATACCGCGTACACATCCCATCCGATACCCGCACCAAGCTCACCGAACTCCGCAAGGAATACAAAGCTATGGCAGACCTATACGACAAGAACCCCAAGGAATACCACGACAAGAAGCGCAAGCTCAGAGAGGAAGCCGCACTCGATGAGTGGCAAGATATCAAGCGTTCAAGCCAACAACTGCGCCTGATATAACTACTGTGACTAAGCCCATGTGTTTATATACAGTAGTGGGAAGCGTACCCACTATTTTTCAATGGTGGACACTCTGGTGGGTATCGCGTATCCCAATACTGGCGGGGCTTCAAGCGATACCCATCCCACAATACCTATATATATATAAGAGATAAAAAGATAAATATATATATATACAAGTTGAAGTGGGTGTGAAAACTTATTAAAAGAGATTTGTCTTTTAGTATGTCCATATGCGATAGGTATCGTGGGATGAAGTAGTAGAATCGCCAGTAACCATCGGACATCCGAGATACCCACTAGGTTGTCCAGTACGGAAAAATGGTGGGTATGCTCGAACAAGGAAGTGGACAAATGTATGAAAAAGTGTAACAAATGCGGAGAAGAAAAACCCATCGCCGAGTTCAACCGCAGACTCACACGAGCACAGATGCAAGCGCGGGGCATGAAGGGTGATGTGTTAATGACCATCTCATCCAAGAATTGCAAAGCCTGCCAACCCAAGCGCACACCCCCCAGCAAGCAGACGCGCAAGCAACTGCACAACATGGTGGTGAGTGGTGACATAGGGGAAACGCGAGTGACTGAGATACTTGCGGAACGCCAACGCATGGCGCGGCTCATCATGAGCAAGGCGAGATACGAGGCATGGGTGCACAAGTGGCGCACTCAACTGAAAGAAACCCTAGCCCCGATGGCATACGAGATACACAAGGTGCGGGCGCAGAGAAGATACGCAGAGGGCACAGGTCAGGATGAACACGCGGGACTACTAGAAAAGTACCTATCCATACTGCTGAGAGAGAAGGGTCAGCTGTGGCTGGACTTCGAGGCAGACCCGCACAAATACAAGAACGCGAAGCGTAACTGGTGGGAGTTGGTCTCATCGTTTGCCATTGAGTCATTGCGTGACCGCTGGCTATCAATAGGAAGGGAGGACAGAGAGCACATGAAAGTGCCCGAGCTATTGTCTCGGCGCAGAGAAGAATAACTGGCAGACATGGTGTCTGCGAGTTTAGACAAACAACTTTAGGAGAAACAACATGAGTGACTTACAAATTTTGATTGCGGCGGTGATTGAGCAGATGAAACAAGACATTGCCAAGGGTGATGTGACTGCCATTGAGAAACTAATGATGCGCGTGCCGAGCACTTTCCTCAATGGGTATCTGCCCGAAGAAGACGACCCTTTTGACTTCACATGGAACTACCGCATCGTCAACGCCAAGTCAGAGAACGGCGGGGAGGATTGGTATTGTTTGAAAGAAGTGACATACAGCAAGGGCAAGCCCACAGGCTACGGCACCCCATGCACAGGGTCAGAGGACATGGATTCCATGCGTAGTGTGTGGGACATGATGGAGAAGGCAATGCATTTGCCGCCATTGCAAGAGGAAGACTTTGAGAAAGGAGAAGACTACACATTTGAGGATTTATTCAACGAACAAACCAAAGGAGAAGTGAAATGAAACAAAAGACAAACATACAACTCGTCACACACATGATGACATACAGCAAACAAGGCGCGCTCATGCAAGCCTTCATCATCGAAGCAATAGCCAATTATGCAGAGTCAGTCAAAGCAAACCCGCTACCTGACAGCAGCTTCGTAAGTCCACACGCATGGGATGCCTGTGCTAGTGAGGCACTCGATGCAATCAACAACCGCAACAAGGAGAAGTGATATGAAAGAAAAACAAGAACACGATTGGCACATCGAGCTTGCTCACATAAGGGCGGAACTGCGCTATGTGGTGGAGAACATCGACAGCATAAGCAAACGCTACGAAGTAGAACTGAAGCTTGAGAATGTGCTGTACCGCGTACACGAACTGTGCGAACAAACCAAAGGAGAAACAGAATGAAAGTTAGACAGATACGCCAAAGGGCTAAGACCCACTACATATCAGAGGAAGGCTTCAAGTTCTTGCGCGGTGCCATAGGCAAGCGATGCCGTACCTATGCGGCGGGATGCACCACTTGTGATGAGTGGCGCTTTCGTGACGAGCATGGGCGGTTCGTTTACAACTTTGAAGAGTTGAGGGTATTCATGAACAAAACAGAAAGGGAAACAATATGAAACGCTGGAAAGGAACACTTGTGGTGTCTTACACCCAAGACTTAGAAGTCGAAGCCGAGACGCAAGCCGAGGCTGAGGAATTGATGCGAGAAGCATTTGACCCAACACGATGCCATAACACCGCCGAGTGCCAAGCATACGATGTAGAAGAAATTAAGGGAGAAACAACATGAAACGATTCGTAATCTTTGGGGACATCGAGTTCTTTGATGGGGACTCAGCACTCATATACCGCGTCCACACCACCGAGTACATAGCCGATGGTGACATAGAGGCGAAAGCCGCAGAGCTAAACAACTGTAACTTCCTCTCACCGCATGACTACAAGGGCAGGATACTGTTCATGCAGTATCCCAAGGAGGTGGACGAATGAAAACATTTGAGATACCGCAATACGAGAGCCAAGAGGAGGCTTTTGAAGCTGAGTTCGGAGGGCTTGAGTATGTAGACAACCAACGAATCGCCGTAGTGGGTGACGATGGGGAGATGGCTAGATATGTAGAGCAGATGCGTAAAGGTTGCTGTGGTTCACGCGACACAGTAGTGAGCATCAGGTATGGCGAAACCTATTACCTACCGCACTTAATTGGTTGTAACTACGGGCATTGAGGAAACAACATGACAAGGTTCACACCTATACGCACAGCATTCGTGTTTGCGTATCTCTCAGCAACTATCGTGCTCTTACTCGACTTGTTCGTGTGGCGCGTGGGCGTGATGTGCTACCTGTGAAACTACACAGGGAACACTCATCGTCTTTTGAATCTCAGTATCACTCTGATACTAAGTTGCGTTGCTGGTGCGCTTCACCAGTCTTTTAAATGGAGTAATCAACATGAATCAATCAACTCAAACCGAAATCAACGCTGTGGAACAAACAGAAACACCACCACGCGAGGTAACACCAACGCTGATACACACCCTGCTTCATGCAATCAATACGCACATTGACAAACAGGTTGAAGAGAAGGTCAGCGCCGTCCTGCAAGCGCATGGTACTGTGAAGTACATCGACGAGTCGTTCAGGGAGGCAATCAAAGACATCGCAGAAGAATCGATAAGCGAGCACAACGACACAGAGGAACACCTGAACAATGACTCGGTGTTGGAGTTGATGGACGACCGCATCACAGAGCAGGTTCGCAGAGAGGTGCGTGACACCGACATCAGCAACCAAGTACATGACGCAATCACAGACTACGACTTCGATGACAAGTTTGATGCGTACGACGTT